AATCAACCTCCACGCGAAAAAAATGCAGACGATTGGTTCAATCCACCACAACCACTACCACCAACACAGCAAAAACCTAATTATGAGGAAGAACTTATACGTCAACTAAAAGAGAAGGGACAGGACGTTACACAAGAAGAGTACGACAAACTACTAAAAGAATATATAAGTGCAAAAGAAAGTGGTTATGAACCACCACAATCTACGAATCCAATTGACGAGAGACAATGGCACTCAAATCCACACCCCATCAACCCTGTTCATCAACCAGTTAAGTTACCAGTTACACAAGAAAAATCAATAGCACTATCGGGCAATAGTAGATTATTAGAAAATAGAGCTAGTATGCCTAATTATGGCGCAAATCGAGGATATCAAATACCGTTTAACCCATTTTCAGCACAATACTCACAACAGAAACCACAGTCAATGACGGTGAATAGTACACGTAATTTACTAGGAAAGAAATATAATAATAAAAATCTAGGAAGTAAGTTTGCCAATAAAAAGAATTATAATTTTTAATCGAAACAATCGGAAGGAGAATAAATGGATAACAAAGATAAAATTGGAAGTTTGCAGTCTAAAATAGATAAGTCAGCAAGGTTTGATCGGTTGAAAGAAAACCCGGACTTCAAACTGTTTTTAGATGAGGTTAAGAGTAAAAGAGACGTTTATTACGCGGAGTTGAACGATTTCGGAAAAGGAAAAGAGTTAAGCATGGAGCAGAACTATATAAGATTGATTGAAGCACAGCTAAGAATGGAGAGCTTTAACATGGTTTTAATATTGTGTGACAGCTTTAAGAACATAGCCAAACACGCAAAATCACAGATAGACAAGATAAAAGCACAAGAAGTTGAGTAAAACTCACTTTATTAAGCCGAACCTGCGGCGTAAATCAGGGTAGAATAAAGGAGAGTACGATGGTAGAAGCAAAGGAAGTTAAAGAAGTCAAAGAACCTGAAGTCAAGGAAGTTAAGACTAAGGAAGATGTGATCGAAAACGGGTCAAATCTTATCAAAGAAACACTTGGTAAGATTAAAGAATCCGAAGAAGAGGTCGTTAAAGAAGATGACACAAAAGGAAAACCGACCGAAGCCAAGAAGGAAGAAGTAGAAGAGGGTGACGATAAGGTAAAAGAGGTTACTAAAAAGGAAACTGAACCTATCCCGTATCACAGATTTGCTGAAGTAAACGAGGAAAAGAAGGCGTTAAAACAGCAAATGAACGCTATGCAAGGTCAAATGCGTATGATGCAAGAGCTTATTATTCAGAAAGGCGATAAAGTCTCAAAGAGTGATAGGCAAGACACAAACGAAAAATACGCTAAAGAAATTGCAGAAGAACAGGATATGGACATTGAATCTGCTCGTAAGCTTACAAAAAAGATGTCTGCTATGGTTAGAGAAGGTGCTACCGAGCTTGTATCTAAAGAGTTAAGTGCATTGAAGAACCAAACGTCGGGATTGCTTGTAAATCAGGCAATAACCGAAGCTCTTGAAAAGTATCCGCGCGGTAAAACGTACAAGAAAGACGTGTACGACGTTGTTATGGGACTTAAAATAGACCTTAGAACGAACCCTGACGTGATTATAGATGCGGCGAAATTAGTGGTAGCTGACAAAGTAGACGAGATAGAGAAACAAGCAGAGGAAAGAGCCTTAAAAAAACACTCTGAACAGAAGAAAATCGTTATTTCTGGTGTTGAATCTCCCGGTGGTTCCCCCGCAAAGAGCGTTGAGGAATTAACCGATGCACAGAAGGCTATGGCGAGAAAATATGGCGTATCGGAAGAAAAGTACGCCGCCAATATGAGGAAGGTATCTTGAAAGATTTAAGCAGAAGTCCCACGTCAAGAGGAGTTGGTGTAAAACTCGAAATAACTGGAGTTGAATCGGTTGAATCTACACGACAATCGGATAAGGTGTTTGTACGGTGTAAACGGTGCGGAACTCCCGTAAACCAAGCCAAACATTCGAGGTGTCCGTATTGTGAAATAGAGAACTATTGGAAGGTAAACAACTAATGCTGATAAAAGCACATAACAGCAATTACGATAAACGTAGTGGAAGGGGTTTTAAGTGTAGTCAATGTGGAGCAATAAAAGATGATATACAGTTCATTGAAAAGGTTTATGGTGGTATGTTCTCAAGGTGGCGATGTGCAAAATGCGGAAACACGTGGAGATATGACGAAACACCACCTATGAGTGCGGAAGAATTGAAGCACGATAAGAGAGCGAGAGAAATATCAGACCCCATGAAATCTTTTACAAGAGGACTGAAGAAAATATAGGAGGAAACAATGAGATTTCATTATGATTTAACACAAGCAGAGGAAATATATAGGGATGTACCAGTATATGATGCTGCTTCTATGGAAAATGGTGAGCTGGTAATGTTGGGAACGACTGCTGATGACAGCAATGCTGATCAGGGTGTATCTTTTATAACGGCTTACACCGGTGGCGCTGCCGAAGCGGTTGATGCGTTAGGTACAATATGTGAAGATTTTTCAACAGCAGCCGATATAGACAATACGCCCGTACAGGACTGTAAATATTTAAAATGTATTGTGAATCCATTTGCTGTTTATTTAGCAGAATATTCGCAAGGCACGTCAGATGACGTTGCGGTAACAACCGGAAGTACCGGAACCACGCTTACTATTGGTTCTTTAGAAGATAACTGGGATGCTGGTTGGGTATATTTAATAGCATCTTCGGGTTCTTTACGTCAGAATGTTGCTTGCGCTTCTGGATCTCTAACTATGGATAGTGCCCTAACGGTCACTACTTCAAGTCGGATAATCAAGATACGTCCAGTAAACTCAAGGTTAACGAACTTGAACACGGCGGCGACAATGCTAACAAGTGCAGCGGCAGTACCCGATGGAATATCTTTGCACGTTGTTAAAAACTGGATGACACACGACGGTCAGATACTTTTACCTTTAAGGTATGCGAATAGAGGTACGGACGGGCTAACGAATGTGAAGTTATATTCAGATTTAGCTATGCTTGACCATGTTTACAACAATGCGTAAGTTAGTATTTCAAAATTAAAAGATTAATAGGAGGATATAATGCATACTAGTGAGAAATGGCCAGATTTATTGGAGCCAAATGTAAAAGTGTTGTCCGATGAGGCAACGAGGTTTGACAGCAAGTCGTCTATGCTTTCAAAAATATTTGACATGAAAAAATCAGGTAAATCGTACGAGAAGTTTAGTTCTGCTTCAACGGTTGACGATTTTGAGTCATTTACAGGAACAGTTGGATATTCAGACACCTTTCAAGGATTCGATACACGTATTGAGTTCCCTGAATTTGTCAAAGGTATAAAGATAGAGCGTAAACTAAAAGACGATGACGAAACTAACATCATAGCAAGTCGTTCGGCTTCTATTGGTCATTCGTATGTTCGGTCGCGCGAAAAGGTTGGTGCGCAGGTATGGAATGAAGCGTTTACTACTGATTCAAACGATAATGTAACACATTCAGAAGGTGGCGAACTATGCGCCTCTGACCATGCGTACACTAACGGTTCAACCGCAACACAGTCAAACGAAGGCACAACTGCTTTTAGTGCGACTTCTGTTGAAGCTACACGCCAGTTAATGTGTGCTTTTAGAGGAGATAACCAAGAGATTATATCAATCAATCCCGATACACTCCTTGTCCCTATTGGGCTTGAAGAAACTGGGTTTGAGATAATCAATTCTAAAGGAAAAATCAATACCGACGCTAATAACGTCAACTTCCATGAAGGTAAGTACAAACTTATGGTATGGAAGAACTTTCTAACCGATGCTAATAACTGGTTTATGATAGATTATAACCTCATGAAACAGTTTTTAAAATGGTATGATCGTATTCCTTTGGAAGTCAACCAAGACAGCGATTCCGATACACTTGTTGCTAAGTATATTGGTTATTGTCGTTTCTGGCGTTGGTGGATCAACTGGAGATTTTGTTTTGGTCATTTAGTAGGCTAATTTAAAAGGGGAGGGGTAGGGTATCCTATCTCTCCCTATTTAACCTTAACAGGAGGAAAAATGGGAAGGCAGATGAGTATTCAGGAACAAGTAAGAAAGCATAAAGGTTATTTGACAACGAATGAGGAACAGGAAAGGCGACAGCGAATATCTAACAACGAGGGATGGCTTAAAACTCACAAAAGTTCAGAGTATAGGCGTGTTCGGAATATGGACGAGTCTTATGTAATTAAGCAGTTATCTACCGACAAAAAGACCTTAAACGAACGAGCTGCGCCAAGAGACTTAAAGGGTACTGAACGAACGAAATTGTATACGAGAGTAAAGTACCTTGAGGGTAAAATTCGTGATGGTATGCCTACTAGAGACGAGATGATGGGGAAACGACACAGTAACCCCGGAAACCCTAATAGTAAGTACCAAGAAGCAAGACCCGGCGATGTCAAAAAACACATGAAATGGCTTTCTGCAACTCAAAAGTATCAAGACGAATGGAAGAAGATAATGAG